TAGCTATTTAAAAAATGCGTAATGGTGGAGTACCATCAGCTGTAATCTTTACGTTACATGGTAGAGAGTCTACATGGAGCTTTAAGAAGCACCTACACGAAGGTAGCCCATTAACAGGTCGTACAAAATGGATCCCCAAGGGGAGACCCAAGGCTCCTCCAAGCAATGGTAGTGTCTATACCTTCGAAGAGAGTGCAGAAGATGTACTATATAAGCTTAAAGATCTAGAGAGTGTTGACTGGACAAAGTGTAACAATGCACTCTATACTATAGAGAAGTATAACGGTCTTGGTTATCTAAAGTACCATAAAGATGTATTATCTCCATATCTCTGGTCTGGTACCAATCATTATACTTCGGGTAAGTATGTTGCTGATGGTAAGTTCTCTCACACTGCTGTAGATAAGCAGTTAGGTACTTGCGCTATTCTTAAGAGAATGTCTAGTAGAGGTATTGCCATCGGTTTTAAATAAAATAAATACTGATATGGTAACATTACAACTTAACGAAAATCAAGCCGATGTACTTCTAGGTCTTATTGACATTGCGACTAAATCAGGTGGACTTAATGTAGCAGAGGCTGCAGTATTCTTCTCTAAAGCGATTAGTCAGCAACTACAAGAGCAACAAGAAGAAGACTCAACGTCTACCGAACCGGTTGAGTAGTATACGTATAAATTATATAAAAGCAACCACAGGCATTATAATGCCTGTGGTTTTTTTATTATCTATAGCCTCCGTTCTTGAGACGTCTTCTACGCTTTTTTGCTGCAGCTTTTTTATCTTCTGCTTCTATATCCACAACCTCTCTAACTATCGATTTGTTTATAGTTACACTACTTTCCTCTTGCTGCGTATTAACTTCTTCTCGCACTTCTTCTTGTACTGCCTCAACTGTATTATCTTCTAGTACCTGTTTTCTTTTAAATATATTTAACAAACGCGATCCCCAAGAATTCTTTTTCATATAATTATTTACATCGCTCTCACACCTTTTAAGAGTTTTTTTTTGCGTTTGTATCTTATGGTTGAGGTGAACAGCCATTGCATATGAGACGATAGGTCCTGCAAGGCTAATCACTGCAGCAAAGATACCTAATCCCCAGAGTACTATTTGTCGTTGAGTATCGCTATTAGGAATAAAGTAACGTATTACCGGCATATGACCACTCATATCGTTCTGGGTCTCAGTTAATTCAACTTTTGATTTTGATAAAGTATTTAATTGTTCTTTCTGAAACTCTAGTAACGCTACTGAAGCTTCTGCTTGTAGCCTACGTTTACTTTCACGCTTACTTTCAATATCTGTTGATATACGATCCATCGCTGCTTGAAACGCTCTTGCCTTCGGTCCCATAGAGCCATCACGGTTAACACCATCGTTAATTTGATAGTCTCTTGACTCTCTAGCCTTTTCATATTGAGATATGAGATCAGCAATCTCAGTATCATATAACGCTAATTGCTCTTTATTTGCATCCTTAAATATCTTAATCTGTTTCTCATTAGTATTCTCTACATTAACAACCTCTACCTTCGCGATATTCTCAGGTTCAAGAGACTCGAAAGCACGTGCTGTCATATTTAGGAAATTACCAGATAGAGATATAGATATACAAAATAGCCATATAATACTTGCTAGTATCTTCGCTCTCCATGAATGTGTAACACCTATTAACATTGAGAGTGATACAGAACCTACAGATGGTAGAAACCCGATAATACCTGCTAGTAAATCATCGCCAAAAGTAGGCTTCCACCCCATATACGAGAGTACTATATCCAACCCTGTCATTGCAAATATAAAGATAAACGCTAGTATAGTTGATATGTTGAGAAGTTTAGGTTTATGCATAACAATAATATTTATAGTAAACATAAGTGAACCGAGGGGTCTTCGGCCCCCTCGGTTCGGATAATTTGTGTTCCTATACTTGGCGTACGCTAAATACTAGAAGTATGTAGCATGATCACCAGGTGTAAACGTTTTACCAAGGTCAGTAATAAGAATGACGTGGTAATAGAGGTTAGCACCGAAGATGTTGTCAACAACACCATAACGAGTAAGCAATCCTACGCGAGGAGCAAAATCGTTCGGGCCAATAGTTCTCTGTACCATGACAGGAATGTACGGACAGTAGATGATACCAGTGTCGTAAAATTCAGGTCCCTTGTAACCAAGGAGTGCATACTCAATACCATCCTGTGCAGCGGCGTAGCCACTACCTGGATAAGCGTTAGTATTCTGAACTTCAGTACGTGTATCACGGTAAACGTTAAATCTTCCTCCAAGCGAACCGACCTTAGCAATACCAACAGGCTGTGTGCTTACGTCGCCCTGTACAGGTACCCACTGGAATTCAGGGAGCATCTCAAGGATGGCGCAAACTTTAGGCGTTGCAACAATAAAGTTAGCAGCGCCACGTCTGTTACGTACGGCAATACGGTTAGCTTCGATGATAAGACGTTGGTAAAAATCCCTGTTACGCTCAACCAACCAACGGCCATCAGCAGAAGCTGGGGACCATGTGGAGTAACCAGCAGTACCGGCGTTGAGTGCAGATTGAATCATTCTCATGAGCATTTCACGGTCAATCTCAGCTTGGATCTCGTATGACATAGCATTCGTGATCTCAGCATCGACATCGATACCGTTCATGTTCTTGAGGTCTTGCTCAAGTTCGACAGACCAACGAGCACCCAAACGACGGGTACCAGCTTCAACGGCTGTCTTCTCGAACTTAACTTCAACTTGTGGAATGTTACCAGTAATCTCAAAGTTCTTGAGAATCTGTGCAACACCACCGTCTTGTTCAGCAAACGACCAACCTTGGCCACCGGAAAGCTTTGCAGCAGAGGTTCCAGTAAAGCGGGTATCAAGCATTTGATAACCGAGTTCTGCGTTTGCAACGGTACCATCGTAACCAGCATTTGCGCCATTTACGCCAGGACCAGTACCTGCAGGAGCAGGATTGGTGCCGGATTGAGTACCAGCTCCGAAGTTACCGTCAACACCGTTACTTAGAGTATCGGAGTTGTATGAATAGCGGAGAGCAAATGCAAGTCCAACAGGACCTGACATTGGCTGAACACCAACGATTTCGTTGGAAATGAGTTCAGGGAAAGTACGACGAATCATCGGGATAAGAACTTTAGGAAGACGTTGGTCACCTTGGGCGTAGTTGTCGCCGTTTCCGACGGAACCACCAGCAAGACCGTAGTCTCCACCAGTACCAAGAGCACCACCAGCACCAGCAGTGTTGGCTTCTTCAATACACCACTTCTCTTGGTTTTCCAAGAGGATGGCAGTATTAAGACGAGTAGTATCGTCTTCAATTGTCTTAACCGAGTCAGAAGAATAATCAAGAACAGGAGCCCACTTCTCAAGGAGAGTGTCGGCTCTGTTTTTATCAATAAATGATTGTGGTTTATTCAAAATTTCGTTTCTTTCTATTTTTTCGACCTTCATGAGATATATAGTAAACTATACTCTCAGGTAATTCAGGCACCGTATGCCTCATCGTTCTGGGAAAATTACTTCATCCGATTCAACTCTTCGAGATACGGATTGGAAACTTTTTTACTTTCTTTTACAACCTTTTGTACAGGTGCGTCAGCTTTAACTTTTCTACTTACAAAAGCTTCTTCTTTAATTACTTCAAGTCTTTCTGTCTCTTTCTTATCAAACAGTCTTGCTGTATATTCAAAGTTTTCTTCAATAAACTTAGGTGTCTTATCCCCTAGTACCTTACGCATATACTCAGCCTTCTTAGCTGGTAGCTTAGCAGTCCTACCTTCAAGTAGTAGATCTGCTTTAGTCTTATTATAGGCTTCTTTAATAAGAGCGTTTTCTCTTTCAACCTTCTCCAACTTGGAAGTAAGCTCATCGATTTGTGTCTTTCCATCCATTACTGCCTCTTTGACAGACTCACTCATGAGTGTTGAATCTACAGCAAGTACCTTACGAAGATTTGTAAGTACTTCCATCGCTGTTTTATTTTGTGTAGCTTCTAGAATTGCTGCAGCTGGTACAGCCTCATCAACATACTCTTCTAAATAGTCGGAAATTGACTCAACTAGAGTATTTTTAAACTCTTTAGCGCTACCACTCAACTCACCTTCATACTTCTGAATAACTTTAACTAACTTATCAGCGTTGTTCTTATCAACAGCTTCAACAATACGCTTAAGTTTAGATGAATGATCTTTGTCAATAGCTTGAACAAGCTCTTGCAGCTTCTCTGAATAAAGCTCATCTTGGGAAGTAAGAGCAGCTTCAACCGCTAATGTTACTTTATCTTTAATTGCTTCTTCGATAGTTTGTACTGACTCTTCAGTCAATACTTCCTTAACGCTTTCTGGTAATAGTTGGTCCTTGCTCATAATTAGAAAAGTGGTTTGTCGGTCGCTTTGTTAATACGTGTTAATACTTTATCTTCAACTGCGCCTTGTAAATATTTATGCGCGTCAGCATAATTTTTATCAGAAACAGCGGAGATAAATTTACTTATATCTTGTTTCGTTTTTTCTGATGGTTTAACCTCTTCTGACATATGTTATATTTAGTTAGATTTTCTCAATAAACGACATAATTCTTTCTAAAAGATACTTATCTACGTCTTTTCTTGGAAGTGTTGAGATTGACTCTTCGAATCTATCATATATCTCTTCATACTTACCATCATCAGCCAGCACCCATTGCTTTGATTCTAGAATACCATTAACAAAAGCACTAGGGTAAGAAGGGTCAGCAACGCAATCAACAGCAACGAGCTTAAGATTTCTTACAGTGTTATGTGTGGATCCCTCCTCTAATGTACCAAGTGCCCTAGAAGACATACCAACTTTAACTCCATCATTAATAAGTGATCTAACAATTTGACCACAAGGTGTAGTTAGTACTTTTGACTTACCATAAAAAACATTACCATCTTGTGAAAGCTCGGTAATCATATGACATGCTCTCTCTAGATCAACATCTGCTGAAGATGGGTGATTAAGCTCACCCATAGCTCTACCAGGCAATACCATATTCTCATTATATCTTTCAACCTCTTTTTCGAGCTCTTCAAGAGGATACATTCTGTTATTTTTATTAACACCTTCTGCCATCATATAAGGTCCTTTAATATATAAATTAGCAGGTGCATTCTTATTAGACTCCTCTTCAATAATCTCAAACTCTTCTACAGAGTCGGGATTTTCACACATTAAGTTAAGTTTAAGCGCCATATAATATTATTTATGTCTTTTTACTAATAAATCTAATTTTCTTTTAGTTCTTTAGATCTTTTTCTGTTATTATTAAAAACTCCCAACCCTTCTTCTTACAAAGCTTTCTTGCACTCTCCCACTTACTAGTATTAACAGCCCACTGCCTCTGTTCGTATATAAGATGCTGTTTCTTTTTATATTTTGTTGTTGGTGGTTTTGTTTGCCTGTACGGCTTTATCTCAACCAGATAATTTTTAATATTTGTACCTTCCTTAATAGATATAAAATTATCTACGAAGTATCTATGCACTCTACCATCTAAAGGACTCACATACGGTACTACAACATTTTCACTTGACCACTTAATAACATTTTTATTATCATCACAAAAACGAAAAAATTTAAGCTCGAGTCCAGACCTATAAACAGCCTTTGTACCTATAAACTTCTTTGGGTACTTAGGTGTAAATATACCTTGTCTATATCTCTTCGAAGCCATTAACCAACAATAAAATCAACAGGATCTGTATCTCCAAATCCTGGTGAAGCACCTTCTAGTAGCTTAGCTTCTAGATCCTTCTTCCTCTGATAACCCTCATTTAACAACTCATAATTTAGAGATCCCCCACCAATTAAGCTTACACCTTGAAACTTACCTCTAACCATACCTATCGATATCATAGTTAGTGCAGTAACATATTCATAAACCCACTGCTCTTTAATAACATCACGTATTGGCTTTTCAACAAAACAAGAAACTACACCATAGTATCTATTTTTAGGCTGTGGGTACATCCTCATGTATTGTGTACGTGGGTCAAACTTAACATCCTTCTTAAGTGATAAGACCTTCTCTCTTGTATCTAGCCACTCTTTCATAGTATACCAAGATACAAGATCGAAGCCATAATTACCCATAGCATAAGAAAAATACGTTTGCTGGGCTAATGTCTGCTCTAATGTAAATAAAGTGTTAATACCTGTATTTGAACCTTCCTCAAAATCAGTAACATCAACTACTTTTCTATAATCCATAACATCGTAGTCATACATGACTTGATAAGTTGTAGCGTCATTAGCCTCTCCTTCAAGGGTTAGTGTCTTTCTCTTATTTTCTTTAAATGACGATGATAAGGATGGATTAAATGAAACAATACTATCATAAAGAGTCTTATCCACAATCTCAAAATCCTCTATACCATCTTTTAGTTGCGCAGATAATGTAGTAGAGTTTGTAAATGTATCGCTATCAAGAGTATCTATTGCAACAAATACCGTCTCTGGTGTATCACCATAGAATTCAGCACCCGGTCCTAGAGGGTTTTCACCCTTAACTTTTTTAGCTGCTGTGTCAAGATTAGAATTAGCGAGTGTATATAATAAGTCTAACCTAATACCCTTATCTTTCTCATATAGATTTGAATCAAATATTAGATATTCCTTAGTAAATCCGGCATATTTTGTAAAGTACTCTACAGCTATTTGAATGTTTTCACGCAGCTGGTTAGGGTGTATCTCTAGAGATACAAGAGGGTAACCTAAACCTCTTTTAACTCTATCACCTAATCTATCATACGTTTCAATTTTATTATTGAGATTTGTAGATAAAAAAGCAGAAAGAGGTTTTATTTCACATGCATTATCCTTACATACATCAGCCATGTATATATTTAGTCTGTAAGATATTATTTATCTTACTTATGTTATTGTAAATATTGATCTACACTTCAATAGCAGCCGCTTGTTGAAATATATCATCTAGCTGCGCATCATCAAGCCCAAGAGCAGCAGCCATACTTACAAGAAGAGAAGAGTCACGTTCGAGGGTATTACCATGGAAAAATACTTCATTTGAAATAGCTTTTTGTACTGGGTCTTCAATACTATCAACCAGAGTACGTATAGCATCAATTAGTAACCCATCACCATACGGGGTTATGTCAGCTATAGCACGAACACGCCATGCAGGCTGCTCATACCATTCCGGAGTAGACTCAGCAGGAGCTTCTGTTTGTGTCCAGCCATATGCCTCTGTAGTCAACTCACGTGTCCAAATAAACCCCTCCGCTGGTACTTCTTCGGGAATAGGTAGGTTTTCTACATAATTATAACCCTCTGGTGTTTGCGGAGGGTTAGATTCCCGTGTTAAAGAAGAAGGTAATCCACCGAGGCTTTTGTATTGAAGCTTTAGCGGGTCAAGATTTATTAATTGATATGTTTTCATTTTAAATTAAAGTTTAAAGGATGTCTATGTCACTAACATAATAATAAATTTGATTAGCCTGCCCATCGTAAAACCAACCAAGCGTAATTACTTCATTCATAAGCACTGTTGCTACTTCAGCAAGATCACCAGCTAAGATACTTTGACCCGCGTTTACACCACCAAAGAAGCCTGTACCTTGATAAGTCCATGGACCATTGCCATCTTGTGTTAGAATAATAAGACCAGAATCACCATCAACAACATTACTTACATCAATAGAAAATACATCATCTGTTAAAGTATGTTTAATGGTAGAGCCTAGCGCATGATCCCAACTAAGAATTTGAATTCCGTTTGCTAATATAACTTGTGGAGTAACGCTAGGTGCGTCTGCTACTCCTAGAGCTGTTCTTGCAGTCGCTGCATCTGCAGCCTGCATAAAAGTGTCGATAGTTGTTGATACTGTAATATCTGCCATGTTATTATTTAGTTAGAATGTTAAGGTGAACCAGGTCTTTTATATAAATCTCCTGTAGGACTTAAATACTTGTCATTGACATTTGGTGAAGGTCTGAGATATATATTTGGATCGTAAACAACATCATTTGCTACCAACGGTTGTACAGCTCCGCAAGTCTGACAATATCCAGAGTTATCTACAGTTGGTATAGCTTTCATTTATCGTGAAGGTGAATTACTATAGTACTGAGTTCTGTAATAGATTGTACCAGCAACGTCAGCAATAGCACTAAGCTCGTTAGTGTTAGTAATGCCTCTAAAGGTAAAACTCTCTTGCGTTTTAAGTAAAAATCCATTATCGTCAGAGTCGAAGTTCTGATCTTTAACTACAATATCATCTGACGTTCTATTAACAACAATGACTTCCGAACAAACTTGATCCGCTAACGGTGTCAAGCTTGTAGTGATAGACTGTCTAAAAGACTTACACTTATTTAAATTTACATATTCACCCATACCATTATTTATAGTATTAGGCTTAATTTATTACTCAATAGGTGGAGTTTCTGCAGTTTCAGCTTCAGGTACCTCAGCTTCAGGTACTTCTCCTTCGGCTGCTGGTCCTCCACCAAACTCAGGAATACTTCCACCACCGGCGCCGCCTAGATCACCTTCAGCCGCCTCACCCTCACCTAAGGAACCGGCAATCATTTGCTCTTTCCAGTTAGGGCCTGCGGCTTGAATTTGAGCTAGCTCCCACTGCATTTCTGCATCTTTTCTTAGGAACTCTCTATTAGCAAGAACATCTTTATCCTTCCAACCTAGATACTTTTTCTGTGCATATGTAGCAGAAACAAATTCACTTGCTGCTAGGTTATTAAAGTTGTTTGCCTTAAGTTCTAGTCTTTGATTTTCTCTAATTTCAAAATAGTTCGTTGGTACATTAAACTCAATCTCTATGTTTGTTTCTTTAAAGTCATACTTATCCCACAACTTCTTAAATTTAAGATGGGTTATAAACCCCTTTTTAATACCTGCTGCAAATTTTTGCTGCTGTCTAATTATAAACTTTGCAAACTTAAGCTCATCTCTTAACGTTGTAGAGGAATCTACGGTTCTATCTTCTGGATCTATTCTAGTTGATGGTACCTTAAGTGCTCTATAAAGCTTCTTAATAAAGTACATCAAGTCGGTTAGCTCACCTAAATTTGCACCACCTGGTAATTGAGTAACTGATGTACCTTCAGAGCCTTGTCTCTTCGCAAACCAAAATGCATCAAGCATAGATTGTGGATTAAACTTTTTAACTACATCTCCTTGATCGAGATCAAACGTCTTACGTGACCAGTAATTTTGTATTAATTTACGTAAGTACGCTTCAGCTTTTGGTGGAGCCATATTACCCACATCAACATTAAACACTAAGCGCTCTGGCGCACGTACTAATCTATAAATTATAATTGCGTCTTCAATTAAAGATAACTGCCTATAAGGCCTACGCGCATTCTCTAAGAACGGTATTACAAATTCTTTTGTTTCATTAAAGGCGCCGGAATTAATATAAACAACCTGATTTGCATCCATTGGTATTAATTCTTCCTTCTCAACTTTACCTGGGTTAGATGCACTGTATATAGGTTTTTTATATATAAAACCTTTAACTAACATGTTTTGTATATTATTATAAACAGGCTCTATAATTTCAGATGGTAAATTAATTGCACCAAGTATGCCTTCATTGGTGTATTCTTCATGTAAAATTAACTCAAAAAATACCTCACCCTCCACTAACAGCTGCCGAAAATATTGCCAACCTTTACTCTTAAGGTCAAATAAATCTATATACTTTGCAAACTCATTATCAATATCACTACGCTCATCTACCGTTAAGTCAATATTATCATACAATAACTTTGCTACTTGGCCCTCTGTATCGATATTAATAGTCTCATCACATATTTCATCCAACGCATCTGCTACTTCCGAATAACCTGCCATTACTCGATAGTCTCTCAACCGACCTGGTTTATTGTCATCAAGGTTTGCATACATTATATCCGCAAACGAAGTATCTTTACCAAAATCACCAATAGGTAAATTGTTATAACTATTAGATGAAGATATAGATGTCTTAGTCAAAGCCTCAGCTCGACGCGTACCTGTCTTCTTAAAATATTTATATTTTGGGTTAAGGCTATCGTCGCCGTCTACAACATTTGAGTACGGTAGTCTGTTTTGTATATACTGAGTCAGAGATCTACCGAATGTAGATGCTCTACCATCTTTCGTTACTCTACTACTGTTTTGATTTGGTGATGTATCTGCCATTTTACTTATTTATTTATTCCGCAATGGTATAAAACCCACTTATTGTTCTTGTTGATGTCCAACCAGCCGGGTTATTAATAATTATATCTATTTTACCACCTTCGTTAAGCGGTGGTAAATTAACTGTTAATGTGTTATTTGAAAGTATATTGTAATTTTCTTCTGGTAGTACAACCCCAGACAAGTTACCCGTATATTTGGTGTCTAAAGACGTTATACCGGACATAAAATTACTATTATCTGAGCTTAACCAAACACTCGTTGTATGGTTATAGTTTTTACCAGTAAACAAGAAGCTCTTCTGCGCATCCTTATCAAACGTGATTGGTGCATTATATGAAACGTCTAATAATGTACCACCTTCATTAAGAAAGATATTATCTATAGCTGGTGTTCCAGATAATCTCACTGTAGACATATAGCTATCTCGGTCCGGTCCATCTACATACTCATTAAAGAAATTATCATACTCCAACGATGTAAGAGGCTGTGTTATATTCCAATTTTTACTTTGAGCTATCATATTTTGTTCGATAAAATAAATAGGTGTATCTCTTTCATTTTGATTCTTAAACAACCAACCTTTAATAGTAAAAGACGTATCTGCGACAACTCTAAACTTATCACTATAGCTTATTTCTGTAGGTGTAGTAATAGATATATTCTCATCCCATAAAACTTCAGACCTGATCTCTATAGTATCACTATACGATGTAGGCTCACGCCATGCTAATATAATATACGGATTTGCATAAGGCGCGAAGTTAGTAATTATCTGCTCAACATCTTGCATATACTTACCTAAAATAGACATATTAACAGTTAAGTTAACAGGTGTAGGCATAGGCATAGATACACTATCTTCTTCTGTTATGTAGGAGTGTAGTTTATTAACCTTATTAAAAGTTCTAGAACTATCGTATGTTACAGAAGCTAAATCAATAGTTACGACGGGTAGTGTAATGTTTTGAGCTTTATTAACAACATCATACATTACACGGTGTTTTGGTGCAAATACATACCTAACTTCAATCTGCTGCCTTTCATCACGCTGTTTATTATATCTCTTGATAACAGTATCATCAAATGCTGCAACAAATTGTGTTAAGAGATCTTTAATCTCAAAGTTGTATGTATATTTTTTCACTAGTGTTTATATTTATTCTACAAAAACCTATCTACAAAATAATTAGGTAACTTGTGCTTATTTTTAACTACGTTTTGTGCGATGTTACCATCTAATATATATGTTACACATTTATCATCTTTCGATCTAATACCTCTACCACACGATTGTATTAGTGAGCATAACATCTTATCCATATACCAGTCAAAATTATCCTTCATCATTCTCTCTATACGTACATCTTTAGTAGGTAGAAATGGTGCCTTCATAATGATTTGAAATCGAGCAAGATCACCCTTTAGATCCACACCATATGACATAGAGGGTGAAACCAAAACAGTAGGTTTATCTGTTGCAGTATGTTGCTCAAGTATTTCTTCATTACGTATACCCGGCTCTCTAAATAGAAATCTATCACCACCTAGAACATTAGCTAGTTCACGTGTAATTACATTATTATGTGTATGTATAATGCCCTTTTCGTCTCTATGATGTTCACATAAAGCCTCTACTTGCTTAACGATTCTAGGTAGATATTTATTTAGGGTGTGATAACTTAACTTATATTTAGTATTGCATATAATAGGAGCATTTTTTGGATCAAAAGAAGACTCAGCTTCTACATACTTATAATCAGTAATACCTAAAGTTTTACAAAAGTTTGTTGGGTTTATAATAGTTGCAGACATTAATATAACTTTATCAGCAAAATCAAATAATCTATGTGATAACTTGTCTACCTTTAAAGGCATAAATACAACACCTAAATTATCCTTCTCATGTACATATTCACTCTCTGTCCATGTATCTAAAACTAACTCAAGCTTCTTCTGTAAATTAATAAGTTGAGCTAATTTAATCTTAAGTGGTATTACCATATTAGGTGGTGATTTTTGCTTTGTACTTATCTCATCCTTTACATCTTTAATACAATCACTCACCTCAATCAATAAACTACTAATCCACCGCTCGTGTGACTTCGTCGAAATAAATGGTCTTATAGTTATACCACATTTACGTAAAAAACTATATTCTACTTTACATGTAAACTCTTTAACTAACTGATCTTCAAGCTCTGACGCTTCATCACATATAATTATCTGCCGCTTCTTAACATGGTTTGGTAAAGAGAAAAACATATTATAGTTAAGTGTATTAAACTTTGATGTGAGTGTTTTATTTCTCTGACTATAATATGAACAACTATCCTTTTTCCAACACTCTTCTTTTAAGCCGTTGAGATGTACACACGGTGCTACATCTACCGCAAAGCTATCATCAAGTGTACATTGGTAGTTTGACTTACCTTTTAGCACTTCAACATCATTAAATAGCTCTTTATACTGGTCTTGTAAGCTCTTTGTTATGGTTAAAGCAGTACAACCAAAAGACTCTGACTCACTACACTCTTCATCATACGTAAACCCACCACCGTGGTTGTGTTTATATGCTAAGTACGACGTTACTAAATCTCGAAACTCACTAGGACAACTCTCAGACGACTCACCTAATGTTTTTGATATAAATGACTTACCTGAACCAGTAGGTGCATTACAAATAACAAATTTATGATCACTCTTAAATGCTTCATCTATAGTCTTTAGAAGCTTTACTTGTTGCTTGTTAGGTGTATAACCTTTAGGGAAGTTACTTATTAGATCTGATATCACAACCTTATTATAGGCTGTCGTCTTCAGAAGTCAATATATAAAGTAAGTTATTGTATATTTTAGATTTATTAGATATATCTAAAAATTTCGTTTGAAGCATTAACTCATCATCCTTCATAACTGTGGAGAGTTGATAATTGAGAGTTAGTCTATTATCTTCTAAGTTAGATGTAAATGGGTAAGGTATTTCATACTGTTTTGTCTTATCCCCAACCTCAATAAACAACCTTATAAAGTACTGTTTAAGCTGAAATATTCTCAACGTACCTTTACGTATAACCTTCTTATCCGTTCTTATTACGATATCTTTTAATAGGAATGGTTTAAAATTTTCAGCAACTATTTCTAAACAGGAATTCATGTATTTATAAAATTCAGCTTTTGTTCAGCTGACATTGGGTATATATTATTATTAAAGTATGTCCAAAAATCTTCATTAGCAGGTATTTGCTGAATTAAATCACATTGTTCCATATTTATATTTCTATAATCTTGCATAATTATATCCCATACTGTTATGAGATTTTCTGCAGCTTCGTTTATTTGTGGGGGTGATGAAGGTGGTCTATAATTTAGAGTAATTCTACCGTTTGTCGATTGCAATATACTATAAGCTTTTGTACAAAACATACGACGTGTAAGGGAAGAGCCAGCCTTTGGTCTTCTCCTTACAAATCTAACTTCACACACATTACTCAAAAGTATGTTATCAAGAGCTGACCTCTGTATTATCATTTTTTAGTGTACAAATACCGAACATCCTATCCTCATTTAGGAATAAACCGCTTTTGACCATACCTACACCTTCAACATCTATTTTAGCTACTGTGACACCAACATTATTCGGAAATAATACAATATCTCCTACCTTTGCATATTTTGAGTTTGGACCTGCAAGTATAACCTTACCTTTTCTCCACGCTTTATTTACAGCATTAACAGGTACAACAATACCATTACGTAAAATATCACCTGTTTCAGATTCATCTACATACTCTACCAAAAGAATATCATCAAAAATAAACTTTAGTTTAAAATCATCAATTCCAAAGTCACCTTCACTGTGACTATCTAGATCAATTAGACTACGAGTCGGCTTTATTATGTCAATGTCTGCGGGCATATAATTTTATTTATTTAGTGATTTAAATAAATCAACATACTGTTTAAGCTCGCGTTGTGATATATTATTATTCTTTGCAAAAATGTCATAACTTTCTTCTTCTTCTTTTTGACTCTTTACCTTCTTAATATACTTTATACGCTTAAACTTAAGTCTAGGTATTAAGTTATAGTATAATCTATACTGCTGTTGTTTATCCTCAAAAATATTTGAATACTTATTAAGTGTTTCGTTTACAAAGTTAGGAGTATCCTTACTGTAGAATGATAACCACCTATTAAATAGAAACGGTACAAAAGCCTGCTCACCTTCTTGATCTAGAAAACCAGCATCATCTTTTTTTGAGTAAAAAAGTTTATTTTGTAGCTGAAAGAAGTTCATACAATAATCTTCGTAGTAGCCAGCCACTCATCTTTTACTTCTTCATTGAAGACATCAATTACCGCTTGCATAAATTGCTCTACAACCTCATCGCTCATATTTGTTGAGTATGCAAATCCTGGAGCCTTACTACCAGCTTTAATATTAATACCGGTGTGACCTAGCGCTACATTATCCTTACTATAAGTAATTGAAACACTCACTTTACCTTTATCTCTTACCTTGTCGTCACTTCCTTTAAACTCATCGATAACCATAATATCGTCACCTTCCATAGAGATATCTTTACCAGTCGCCTGACTTACAATACTACCAATGGTCGTATTAAGTAATCTCTGAAACGATACAGCACCGAACGGGCATAGGTTAGGAATTTCCCAGCAGAAGTTAATAGCATCTTCCGAGTAAATATAGTCATTAGATAGAGTATCCTCTAAATCAATTAGATTATCTTTTACAAACATCGGAGCTCTAAAAGCTACAATATTACCATAAGGTGTTACTTCTTTACGAAAGACTTTATACGCAAACCTCTCATGAATAAAGTCCCCATCATATACTTGCTGATCAATTATCATACTATGATTATATGATAATATGAGCAGTAATCAACTATAATTATTACTCATAAAATATAAAGTGTCAGACCAATTTTTAAATCTATAGCCTCTATCATCTATATATAAAAATGCTCTTGGCTTCTCAGCAGTAACTTCATCTACATATTGATCTAGGTCATGTTTTTGTAGCCACTCCCAAACTAACTCTTTACCAGTCATATTGTTTATTAATGGTCTTTCCTTTTTTGCTTTTGCTGTAAATATAACAATATGATATTTTTGAGCTATTTGTTTTATAGCATCTTGTGAACCATCTACTATATCACCGTATATTGTCCCATCATGAAACCCCTTTGTGTCATTATGTATAACACCATCAAAGTCTATAGCTACAGTTTTAAATTCTTTCTCTTCAAACATTGGTATAATAATTATCTATAATATTTTTAACAGCCTCAGATTCCATTCTTTGTCTTGACTCTATAGAAAAGCTAGCCACATGTGGAGAGCATAACGTATTTGGTAAATCAAGCAGGTCCTTATTTGGTGTTGGCTCTTCTGCAAAGACATCTAACGCTGCACTTGCTTTTGTATTTTTCTTTAAAAAGCTATAGAGGTCTCCCTCATTAAAGATTGACCCTCTAGAAGTATTAATTAATATAACATCACTCTTCATTCTTTCAAAGTGTTCTTTAGAAATCGGACTGTTAAGGCACGGTACATGAAACGTTACAATATCAGAGTGCTCTATTATCGAGTTAATACACAAATAGCTATTTTCATAAAAGGGGTCACATATTAACGTTAGTTTTGGATTTAGTGCTCTTAACTTACTTTCAACTAACCGACCAATTCTACCATAACCTACAATACCAATAGTCATAGACGATAAATCTTTAGCTAAGAACTTACACCAATCTTTAGCGTCTTGTCTATATAGATTTTTAACCATTGATAAAATTAATGCAACAGTATATTCTGCAACAGCCTCTGTTGGTGCCTCGGGTGTATTAAAGACCTTAATATTTCTATTATTACACTCTTCCATGTCAATAGAAGAAGTACCCACTCCAACCCTGGAAATAGCTTTTAGATTTGGACACATATTAAGCTGTTTTGCTCCATATGTCTCTGTACCAGCAATTATAAAATCTGGGCTGTGTTTAATTAACTCTAACTCTACCTGTTGCTGTGTAAGTTTCTTTAGTCCCTTTGAATGTACTATATCTAATCCTTCGGTTGATGCAGAAAATGGTTTAGTCGTTATTAGTGTTTTCATAATGATTAATTGACGTTTTTAGAAACGTTGTATCCATCCCCAATGCCTTTATTATATACCCTTTAAACTTATTATCAAGCTCCTTTTTAATATCACTGACAATATGAACACACCTCTTTTCTAGTGGAATTGTATCTTCAAACTCTCTAATTATTGACTTATAATCTTCACTCTCCCACTCACCGACACAACCTAAATCAGCAGAAAGGTCATATGGTCCTAGCATAAAATACTCAAAATCATTAGCGATAGTATTGAGTAACTTAATGCCAGCTCTATTCTCAATCTGAGCTATTATTATTGGATCTCTATTTTGAAGTAAATCCATTTTATTACCCCATTCATTCTCACAAACTAATCCTTGACCCCTTTTACCTGTTGGTGGATATAGACAATAATCTAAAATAGACTTAGCGTATTCATATGTGTCTACTGTTGAGAATATAATACCATCGAGCCCGGCATCTAAGCAATGTCTAACTTTTGTCTTATTAAGTTCTGAAAAACGTACGAAACTTTTTTTACCAGCAAACTTTGCGATCTGTATTAACGAAAAGAGTGTTTCAGAGTTAAAACATCCATGTTCATCGTCAAACACGATGCCATCAAAATCAGACTGACAATATATTGTAGTTATTTGAGGTGATGGTATCTGTTGCCAGAGTAAATTCATTATCTTTGAAGTGCTACAGCTTGTGAGTTTCTCTTAATTACCTTAAAACCATTATCGATTAAAAAAGGTATTGCAGTAACACCTTTACCTCTTTCAAAGTTTACACCAAAACAATCATCAATAACAATTATACCACCCTTACTCATTTTTTCAATACAGTTAACAGCACAGTCTAAATGCATTTTATGACACGCACTATCATTGATGGTTGTATTTAGATTTTTTTGATATGCTTCATATCTTTTAGTGGAGTGGTTATTATGAAAAAAGTCAAAAGCGTCAATATATAGATAGTCTATAACACCTGCAAAACTCTCTATGAAATCCTCCCCCTTTGAGCAAATAGCATTTATACCTGGAAACCTATTTTTTATTCTTTCTGTGTTCTCAGGATCCATATCTACTGTAGTAAAGTTAATTCCACGCTCTTTACTTATATTATAGAAGTAGGATGAACTATCTTGACCGGGTAGACTTTCTCTAGTAGTACCTATTTCAATTAGAGTCTTACCCTCAATATTAGGGTTTGAGTCTAAGAACTCAATTAATAATGAATGTCCGTGCATAGCACTCATAGTGTTATATTTTTAATGTATTTCCAGTCTGATTCTGTATCTATATCCAGGTTATATGGATAACCAACTTCTAATATATAAGGAGTGTGACCAATTCTATTATTACTATCTAGTACGTCAGGCTGGAAGGCATATAGATAAGAATTTTCACAAAAGTATTTAGGCAGGTCTTGTGTTTGTTCCAGCTTCATTGGATTATGATTAACTGGACAAAAACCGTAATTTTCATTCCTCCAAAGTCTATTTTGTATAACATCAGCTGAAAAGACAGAATCATGACCATCTCTGGCTATTTTTGCAAATGCAAAATCAATGTGTTTTAAGTCTAAGAATGGTGAGGTAACATGCAATTGACATATGTTACCATTTATAGAGAGTGTATAAATAAATTCTCTGAAGTTTTTTAGTAGCTCTACAACAGAGACCTTATCACCACAAAGATGCTTAGGTCGTTTATACGCTGTAACTTCTTTATCTTTACACTTTTCAATTATATCATCTGAATCTGTATCTATAAAGACCTTGTAGTCACTACCCTTAAACTTATCGACTGTATGTTCCCATAGTGGCTTACCTCTAAACTCTCTAAAGTTTTTGTTAGGAACTCTTTGTGAATTTTCCTTAATCGGTATATATATTATCATAATTTTAAATCTTTAAATTCTTTCTTTTCAAAAAACGGTATCTTAGATGACATACTGCAGTTTACTACCTCTACGTTTGCTTTACTCGCTAACTCTGAAAAGCTCTTCCAACCGTTCATATGGTAAATCATCGCACCTGGTACGTTATATCTATCACCTTTAGATTGATAGCCATCAAACCAATAGTTTGGATTCTCTTCTGAATCGTCTTCTATAACTAGTTGACCTGAACCTACGTCCTTCGAGCCTTTAACACGCTCTACATAATTGCAATCTGCACCTAATAAGACAATCTTCTTAAAACCGAGAGTAATTGCAAAAGTAGCTGCTAGCTGACCTGTACAGCCGGGCTCTGGAACGTTAAATCTTCGTGTGTTAATATTAATAGTATATGGTGAGTTACCGTAATTACAGTTAATTTCATATAACTTTAACAATTCTTGCTTATTAAGCTTACCACTATTACATATAGCATTAAATGCGTTATTTCTTAAAAGGAAAATACTATCTCTCTCCTGCATAAGCCTAATATATTCACTAACATGAGCCATACCGACTACTAGATCAGCACAGGTAAAATATGTCGGCCAAAAGTCAATCTTTTCAAACATTCTATATGATACATTCATAGCTATACTCTCATAACCTTTAATTTTATCAAAGTCAAATCCCTTTAACGAAGGACCGTTACATATTATAAAGAACGTATCCTGTATATCCTCCCTCTCAACTAAACCACTAGTTTTACATATACGTTTATTCATAATTATTAGTTGTAGTTTTAAAACAGTACTGCTTAATATCCTTCTTCATATCATCATGTACTTTTTCTATTTCTTTTTCAAAGTGCTTAAACTCTAATTCCTCCTCATTATCTATTTCCTTTAGAAAGGACCCTCGTGGTGATCTTTTTAATAGCTGATTGTAGAAGAACTCATCCCATATAGGCTTATACTTTTGCGCTAACAGTGAGTTATTGTATTGTGTCTTATTAAAAAATTGCTCTGCGTCTTGTGTTGTTACTGCTGCAGAGCCATGATGCTCATGTAAGCAGAAGGCTGGGTTCTTATTACCTATGATATCATTGTTACCAAATATTTTCATTAGGCTAGCGTAGTGATGATCATAATATGGCTTACCCATAATGTAATCCTCAAATAAACCACTATGCTCTTTATACCAACCCGTCTTAAAACAAAAAGTATCAAAGCCAGCTATCTCCCATCTAATAGGTCTCATATCCTGTTTAATATCTTTTACTGGATGTACATCTAACCGGGAGCATGGTAGTGCTGTTATGTTCCTTTCTAAAATATGATCAATAAGCCTAGGACTTATCATTACGTCTGCATTTGTAACAATAAAATAATCATAATCCAAGTCAGCGGCTATATTAAAAAGATCATTTACAAAAGGTAGATCCTTTGTCGAGTTAGGTATAACCTGACTACTAACTCTAGGTAATCTATCTACAGTCTTAAACTTACCCTTAACAGATGGTAGTTGAATATCAAAGACATCAACACTATCCATACTATTTAACATCTCATAGGATTTATTAGCGATCTTAAACCTGTTTAGATCCGTATCAAATGTATTAACTGCGAGTGCTATTTTCATTTTGCGTTATTTTTAAGATGCTTTACAGTACTCATTACCTGCTCCTTTGTCGTAACAGGCGGTTGGTTCGGGTAGTGACCGTGCTTTTTAAGATAAATTTCACGCCCTTCACTTACATTTTTATGCCATTGCTCGTTATTATTTGCAATAGATGAATCATCTATCGCCCCCGGAGCTTCAGTTAGGTATTTATGGCTATCAAATATATCAGCAAACCACCAGAATGGTGGGTGATAACCAGCTTTAATTAGCATATAGGTATGGTCAACATGCTCCCATGCATTATAATAATCTTCATCATACAACCCCACATCTAAAAGCGACTCTCTCGTAAAGAAACTAAACATCGCTACGGTGTGGTTAAACAGTGATACCTTCACATCGTCACCGTAATCAATAATCAAACGTGGTTTGGGTTCAGAATGCTGATCAAGTAAGTGCCTATTATGTAAATCAAAATTTCGTATCGTTTGCTTTCTGTTAAAAGGAGATCCTGGACCATAGTTAAAGTGATGTATACCACTCTTTTTATATGCTTCAATATATTTTGAGAATACCATTTTATCTAAAATAATCATATCATCTTCTATAATAAAGATATAATCACAGCCTCTATCAAGAAGATATTGCATAAGCTTATTTTTTGATTTACCGACACCTAAATTTGTATCGTTATTAATAACGTGGTATTTATCACATGTATCTAACGGCTCACCGTCACTTAGAACAACAAGCTCATCACACTTACAGCCATCAATACTATCTAGTAGTAGTTTCAAAAAATCCGGACGATTGCACGTCACAATACCTATACCTACTTTCTCACCCATATATACTATAATTATAGCTGATAAATTGCGATTGCAACATAAATAATGATATGCCTTGTTCAGATGAAAATAAGATTATTTACAATATTAGAGAGTTACCTGAGGTTTTCAATATTGAACCAGTTGACCTGTTAGTTATAGATACTCTTGCTGGTACTAGTGTTATAACGTGGGATAATATAGTTTTTGATATAGAACAAACATCTTTTGAGGTTGATTTTAATAAACATACAACAGATATTCTCGAGCTTTCTGCAAGAGTTTTTGATAATCACTCCCCACGTATAGATAACCTTGAGAGTCTATTAGGTATAACAAATCAGAGCTTATCCGCTGTAAACAGTCAATTAGGTACTACAGTTAGCGACTTAAGCAGTCAGGTAGGTAATGAAATAGATAAACTTAATAGTTTTGTGGGTAGTTTACCTAACGTAGCTGGTTACATAGCTTTTAATGGTGGTACGGGAGAAACAATTTTATCTAGAAACTTGACAGTACAAAAAAATGGTACTGGTCAATATACAATATTTATTGATCAATCTGTTGCACGTGTGGATAACAACTACTGTGTCGTATTAGGTAACGTTGATAGAGGTGTTTCATCACAAGGCCTAGGTTATGACAGGAGATTGAACATATATAATACATATGTAGGTACAAGAGAACAAGATAATTTTACCCTATTTGCTATAAAACATTACGAAGGAGGAGGTGCATCTCTACCCGTTGATGATGCAACACATGTCACACGTTTTGGTATTACAGGTGCAGATCCAACCTACGTAACACTAGCGGTTTATACATAGTAAAAAAATCTTGTTATATCACTCTGACACAAAACATAAGCGTTAATAAAATTTTCTTTATTATTCTTATACTTTAATAATCTATGCCTACCATCTATAAGCCTGTAAGGTTTATTAAATGGATTTACCATATCTTTTACTACAACAACCGGGTAGTTAGTATTAGCTTTTAGATATCTAGATGACTTTGTACAAATAACAGATAAGTCTTTAAACGCTATATCACTAATTTTAATACAGTGTGGTGTTAACTGTCTCAACTTGATTAAGTCTATAACTTCCTTTATATTAATACATATTGTAGGCTCATCTGGCAGAGCCCATATACCTTCCATTATATGTCCATTAACCATTAAAATATTCTAAAACCAAAACTGTATCTATTGCAATTACTACCTATACAGTGCCATAATTTTTTCGGTGGTTTAGGTATATTAAACTCCCGTATCGTTATACCTTTATCATCATAGTCTGTTATAACTTCATTATCCTCATTTAAATATCTAAAAAAGGACTCACCATCACTATGGGTAATATAAAGTCGTGTACAGGGTGAATCAGAGTTAGTGTGCCACCCCATAAAACCTGTCTCAGGGTATAGAAAAGAGCCACTCGATTCAACTTTCTTACCCGGGTAAAGTTGCTCGACAATATGTGTTAATTTTTGCGTTTCAGCTGTACCGAAATTATATATATTTTTATTTTCTTCCGCTACCTCTACATCAGATAATGGATCTAACGCTTCTTCTGATACAAGATCACGCCAGTTATCTACAGTGTTTAAACCGTGTAGTTTTGCTTCAAATTTAATCTTGGATATTATTTTATTTATTGTCCAGTCTATTTCGTCTTTCAAACTGGTAGGAATACTTTTCTTCATAATTAACTAATAGTGATTGTGGTAATATTTGTGATATATCAATTATAGACATTGTTTTATTATAATTTAAACTTGTAGGTATATCACGAAGAAGCTGTTTATCCTTTTCTATATCTTTAACTAAATCATCATAATTTTGAGATGAAGCTCTCATTTGTAAGCGATCTAACATATCAAGCGAATCCTTTCTAATTTGCCTAAATATATCAATATAATACATTTGAACTAATTCATTATCAAATATTACATCTGTAGGATTGTCTTGATTATTAAATACCAATTTATCAACATGTACCTGCTTTGCGTACTCTATACTTTGTTCATCATCACAGAATTCCTTAATAAGAGTTGTTGCGGTCTTATTTATAATACCTTTTGACTTCAGATAATCTACCGTCTTGTCTGTTACTATAAAAGATAACTTATTAGGTCGCTGTGGATTATTAAAATATATAACTTGTTTCATATTTACATTCTAAGATCACCGATATCAAAATTCTTCTTAAGAATATCCTCTTGTTCTTTTTCCCTTTCTAGAGATAATCTTTGAGCCTCTACTAAAGTCTCTAACTCCTTTATGTTTTCTGGATTTAAGATAGAGTGTTCATCACCATACATACTTCCGTCTTCAGTAACATATTCACCAATAAGATTGATTCTTTTCTGGTGATTTGCGGGTAGCTTAATTATACCAGGTGAATCATCCTTTGGAAAAAACACATCAGCATGTACATTTGTAAAATATTGCTGAAATAGTGCCTCAAAAATATTATCTACTTCTTTAATATGATCAATATTTGTATCTCTCATACCATCATCTACTACAGTAATACTCTCGTCAAATTTACATAGAAAAATAAGATCTAAATATCTCATTGATTCCTTTACTTCATTAATTTGATTTTGAATATACTCTGTATCAAAACCATCATATCCCTTACCATTACACCACATCGAATACGCAAGAGCATCTAGTGGGCACCTATCATATATAACATTATCATCTACTGTCTTAGACTTATCTTTAACCTGATTCAACATAAACTCCATTATCTTATCTTGAGTTTCTGTTGTTGTCTTAGATGAATGTTCTAGCTTATCCTTAACAATTACATCTCTATATGATTCCTTAGGAGCTTCATATGTTGACCACTTTTCTAAAAAGCTGTTAATAAGTGTAGTCTTACCTGTATTAGATGTACCGCTTACTGCAATTCTCATGTCTATATACTTATGTTAGTGTCTCAATAAATCAAACCCTAAGAGCCATATCCCATAGAAGTAGGTGAAGTCTAGGAGAGAAGTTAACATGCATTGCTTTAGCATACTCAGCTACTGCCTCTGCATTTCTAATATGCTCTTCACGTGAACCAGCACAAGGCATAAACCAAACACGATCCAGAGGAATATTCACATCATTTGTATCTTCAACATACTTTCGCCAGATCTCTTCAATATCCTCTGATGATGTAATAACAAACTTAAATCCAGAGTTATGGTCGCGATGCCATTTTAATACTTCAGGCTTGTATGTCTTCTCTTCCGGGTCACCATTTGTAGTTAGCTTTGGTGATGTAGTAAATGTAGCTTTATATTTTGTTACCCACTCTTCTTCAGGCTGCATCGTAGCATTAGTTTCAAAGTCAATACGGGGTAGAAAGTCATACTTCTCAATAAATGCGTCAGTAAACTTCATCAGCTGCTTTTGTCTTACCATTGGTTCACCGCCTGTATACTTAAAGATAGCGCCTGCTCTTAAATGCTCAATATAATTACTATCTTCTAAGAGCTTGAACATTCCGTTAAATGATACTTTATTCTTCTTTGACCAAGAGATAAACGAATCACAACCATGAGGAGCATCTTCAGATATAAAACCTTTGCAAGTTAAATTGCAACCAAATAACCTAAGAAAGACGGAAGGTTGACCAATGTATTCGCCTTCGCCTTCAACAGTGTAAAATAGCTCTGGCACTCCATTCTCACCAGCCATTAGTAAGTATTCATTATCACAATCTATCATATTACAAATATTATAACATGCATTTTTATAATATCAACATAAATACTGTTAATGAGTAAAAAAACTTCGCGTAAGCGTCGGGAGATTGATGATATTGATCTCGAAGAATCATTTAATAACAATTGGTTATTGAATTTTAACATTCGTAAGCCATTTTATTTTAATAAATTACAAAAAGAATTCTATTATAAGTGTAGAGATAAAAATACAAACATGGTATTTGTCGATGGTCCAGCCGGATCAATGAAGACATATATAGCTGTCTATTCTGCTCTTGAACAAATACGTGATGAGGTAGTTGATAAACTCATTTATATTAGATCAGTTGCTGAATCAGCTGAAAAGTCATTAGGAGCTTTACCAGGTGAAGTTGATGATAAGTTTTCTCCATATGCTGCACCTTTAGTAGAAAAGGTCAGAGAGATTACAAGTGTATCAACATCTCAAATGCTTATGCATAAAGGTCTTATTGAAGCTATACCAGTTAACTTTGTACGTGGCCTCACATTCAATAGGTCAATTGTAGTTGTTGATGAAGCACAAAACCTTACTAAGGGTGAGTTGACTACTATTTTAACAAGGTTTGGTAGAGATAGTAAATATATTATTTGTGGTGATGGTAACCAATCTGATATTAGTAAGTCAGGCTTTGATGATGTTCTAGAAAGATTTGATAACCAAGAATGCGAAGACAATAATATCTTCGCATTCGAATTTGGTAATAGTGAGATTGCAAGATCTAAGATCCTACGTCACATATGT